CTGCAGCTTGGTTACTTGAACGACGCTACCTTTATAGACTCAACGCACCAATGGACATTCCAGAAGAAGAACCAGCCAAGAAGACAAGCGACCCAGTCGAACTATTGAAGAACCAAATCGAAGACCTACAGAAGGCTATAGCTTCAGCTGCAGCCGCCCAGTCGTGGCAAGCCTACGCAGCCCTTCAGCGTCAACTTGTTTCGATGGTTTCAGAACTTCGGAGCATAGAAGGCGAAGACACCGAAGACGGGTTGGAGCGCATGACGGACGAGCAGCTTATCGGACAAATCGAAGCTGCCGTTCTGTCAATGCCCCCAGTACTTCGTCAACGACTACAAAACCGTTTATCCATGGATACTTCCAATGTCGTCTCATTCAAAGGAAAATAAAATGTTGATAGTGTTAGGCTTATTGGGTGGGGTAGCCCTTACGACTTCCGCTTGGGTTGTCGTGGAACGAAACAAGCCCGAGCCCGAGTCCATAAATGTCGAAGACATCGTGAAAAGTACAATCGCCCTTCATAAGCCAAGCGAGAACCTAACCGAGCCCGACTTGTTGAAGGTTCCATGTTCATCGGAATATATCGCCACGAATGGGGACCTACTTTGTCGGGAAATGTTCTGTCGAATGACAACCAGGGGAATCGATTCGAAGACAAGTGGGGGCGAGTGCGAACAAATATCCAACATCCAGAACAAACTTGTCATTCTCAAAGAGTGTTCCAAACTTGGGGAAGCCTATAAAGAATGCGTCGAGCTATTCGATAGACGATTATGATGGACGAAGGAACAAGCGTTTATATTCGGTTATTGGTTCGGTTCTTCTTCACAAAGGCGGACGAATACGAAATGCCCGAAGCCCAACAGCTTGAGACGGCTATCATATTGGTCGCAGAGCTAGCCAAAAGCTTGAAGATGAACAAGCCACAAATACACGACCTATTCTCAAAGGTGTTTGATGATTGACCTAACCCGTCAAGTTCTCCAGCTGAAGCGTAGGGCGGCTATCAATCCGTTGTCCTACTTCAGACCAACGCCCCCCCAATTGACCTTCCTCAAAGACCCCAGCCCAATCAAACTTCTATTGGGTGGGAACCAAGTGGGGAAGACAAGGTGTTCAGTCATGGAGCTTTTATATCGTGCGCTTGACTGTCACCCATATTTAAAGACGGACCCAGCCCCAAACGAATCGTGGCTTATCACCCATAGCCACGACCAATCGAGAACCATTCAGGAAAAGCTGTTCGAAATGATACCCGAAGGGATGTTGATGGACGATTGTGTCTTCATTCCTGGAAAGGGATTTAGGGGTCAAGTTCCAATCGTTCGATTCAAGAACGGGTCAATCATCCGTATAAAGACCGCCCAACAGGGACTTGGGCTAGCTTCCGCTTCCATTGGGTTCGTGGCAATAGACGAGCCAATCCCCGAAGCTGTATGGGGTGAACTAGCCGCGCGTGTTCTTCGTGGCGGAGCTGGAGGAAAGACGGGCACAATCGCCATAACCATGACACCGGTTGGAGAAGATGTTGGTTATTTAAGACGAATGGTTGAAGACGGGAGAATCTCATGTCACCGAGCCCCCCTAACCGTCGAAGACACGACACCCTTGGATTGTGAACCCATGTTGAGTCAGGCCCAAATCGACAATATAGCGTCCACCTACCTTCCAATCGACAGGGAAGCACGCTTGAACGGGTCGTGGGATGTTGGAATCGACCCGAAGCAGCTTATCTTCGACAACTTCGACCCGTCCATGATAAGCGGTGCACCGGTCCCAAGTGGAGGGGACTACAAATTCGCAGTCGGTATCGACCATGGAAGCCAGCCAAACAGCCAAGTCGCAGTCTTAGCGGCTATCGACATGACCGACTATCAAGAACCGAAGGTCTATGTCCTTGGTGAATACACGGGAGGGGCTTCGAGCGCAGAACATCATGTTCGAGGCATATTGGAAATGTTGAAGCGCCACCATGTCGACCCATCGATGTGTACTTGGACCGGAGATGGGGCCCATTATGCGGGTCGTGGTCAAACTGGATTCAAGATGTCGAACGGGATGTTAATGCGAGCGTTCGAACGAGTCTTGAACCTTCCACCAAGGGGGCTACCATTTACCATTAGAACGGCCCTTAAATTCAAAAGTTCGGTATATTACGGTTCTAGTGTGCTATATAGCATCATGGCCAAAAATCATTTTTATGTGAGACCTGAATGTTCCCAATTGATTCAGTCCTTACAACGCTATACATTCAAGCGAACCAGTTCGCAAAAGTCGACGGACCCCCATGGGCACGCAGTCGACGCCCTACGCTATTGTATTCTTCCAGTCGTCCACCAAAGGTTCACCCCACCCGCTAGAATCAGGATGTATTAATGTTAACTTACACCTACCCCACCAAACCAGTCGCACCGAACAACCTAGACCAAAAGCGTTGGGAATTCACCAGCCTTCGAAAACGCATGTTGACAGGAGCTTGGGACCAAGACCTAGAAGACGAATTGGCACGACACCTAAGCCCAGACAGGCGAGAATCGTGGGGCCCTTCGGACCTGAGTTCTAACCCATTCGAACAGGTTACCCGTCAATTGTCTGTTCTCTATACGGATAGCCCAACGGTCACAGCTGGAGCGGCTGACATTTCGGCCTTGGTAGGTCGTGAGGGATACGCAACACGGGCGGGTCTATGGCCGTTAATGCAGCGTGTTCAACAAATGGTCCTTGGTCTTCGGGAAACTGTTGTTCGGGTGGAGGTTATTCCCCACACTAGAGGGGTTCAACCTGACACCCCTGGACTGGTCTATCGGTGCGTGACCCCTGACAATGTCTATTGCGAAGTCGACCCCGACCAACCAGACATCCCAGTCTACTATCGAGAATACCGAATTCGATTGAATCCAATAACCAACGAACAAGAATGGGTTTGTGATGTCATCGACATTCGAAACATGAACGAGCCCATGTTCGGGATGTTCTTAGCCAACAAGGATGGTTCTTTGGGCGAGGATGTCAGCGAACTATATATGGGACATCCAACCCATAGGGGCGCAGACTTCCCATTCCGAAACGCATTGGGCCAACCATTCCTTCCGTTGACGGTCTATCATGCTGAAAAAACGGGTGAACTATGGAACTTCCTAGACGGAAACACCCTTGTCTATGGTTCTTTGAATAGTGCGGTCCTTTATACCATGTTCCTTCATTGCGTCCGAGACAATGCTTGGGCTCAAAAGTACATGCTTGGGGCTTCGGTCGCTGGACTCAACGCCATGGACCAAGACCTTGTTAGTCGTCGTGCAGCTGTTTCGACGGACCCATCGTCTATTCTCATTCTTCAGAGTGACCCCGACACAACAGGACAACCGCTTGTCGGAACCTTCAGTCCACCAATAAAGCCGGACGAGCTGTTGGAAAGTGTCGCCAAGTACGAGCTGCGGGTGGCCGTGTCTAGTGGAATCGCTCCCGAAAGTTTAACCCGACAGAATGCCGACCCAAGAAGCGGATACGCCCTTTCGATTGACCGAGCCGGACAACGGGAAGCCCAACGCAAATACGCCCCAGTTTTTCGAATGGGTGACGAAGACCTGTTGGCCAAAAGTGCAGCTCTTTGTAACCGATACTTGGGCACGAACCTACCAGAAAGCGGGTATCGTGTCAGCTATCAGTCGTTGGCACTTGGACCGGAGGAGCTCAAAGCTCAAAGAGAAGACATCTTGGCCAAACTACAAGCTGGTCTTATCTCACCCATTGACGCAATACAAACCCTTAACCCCGACTTGGACCAAACCGCAGCTGTCGAACTTCTACAAAAGATTCGACGGGAGCGGGCCGAGTATCTATAAACAAATGGAGACCCACCCATGAAAACAATTGAACACGAGGGACAAACCTATGTCCTTAAGACCGATATGGAAAATGCTATTCAAACCCGTCTACAAAAGATGTCAGCCCGAGCCGCAGAAGCCGAACAGCAAGCCGCCCAGCTCCAAGACACAATCGACGGAATGAATGGACGACTTGGAGCGCTTGACAACCTACAGTCCCAAATCGACCAATATAAACAACAGCTTGAGCAAGCGAACGGGCGGTTCGACCGATACCAAACTGTTTCCAAATTTGGAATGACGGACCCCGACCAAATGGAACTCATTGAATGGCAATATGAGAAGACCATGTCGAAGCGTAACAAGAAGGACCAACAGAGCCTTGGGGATTGGTTGGAAGGGTTGGTTCAAGACCCATCGACCGCACCAATCGCCCTTCGACCCCATCTTCAGGCCCTAGCGCCAAAAGAAGCCCCACAAGCGCCACAAGAAGCGCCACAAGAAGCGCCACAAGCAGCCCAAGCGCCTCAAGCCTTACCCCAACCCCCACGAATGAATAATGGGGCTATAACCGCACCCCCAACGACTGAAAACCTTGTCGAACGAGGTCTTCGGGACTTGGACTTCTACCGTGAAAACAGAGAAGCAATTAAGAAAGCATTTTATAACCGATAATAGGAGACCATCATGGCAGCTGTTGACCTTAGCGCTTCGAGCGCATTCCCCGTAATTAAACTTATTTCGTCCGTTGGAACGACCCAACAAGAAATTATTCTTCCCCCTGGAAAGATAAGAATTTCAGCTGGTTCGGATGTTCTAATCGACATTGCGACTTCGGGCGTATCCGATGGTGCAGCTATGCCAGCCGACAAGCTAGCAATTCCAGCGGGTAACCTTTTGGAGCTGGACTTGGGACATTCCGGTGGCGACAAGGTCACTTCGATAGCCGTAGCCGCCCAAACTGGAACAGCTGATATTAATATCGTGTTGGAGCGAATTTAAGATGGCTAGATTTAGATTTCCAACTGGTGGAGGGGCCGCCCCTTCAGCTGGTGCATGGACTGAAATATCAAGTGGGGACCTAACCACCAACGCCCAATCCTATACAACCTTTAACCTAGCAGCTTCAGCGCTTGAGGGTTACGCCCATCGAATCAACATTGGAGCCGATGTTGGTGGCGTATCGAACACGACGAGAATGTCCGAATGTGGGATTCTAACATTCGACACGGGTATCAGCCTTGACACCCTGACAGCTGCTGAAGGTTCAAATGGTGTTGTGCAGTTCCAATTTGAACCTGCTGGGGTTGATGATCAATCGGTCTATTATACCGATGTCGCTAGACCTCAAACAGTCATGTTATGGTGTGGCTTCGATGGTCCACCTTTCGTTTCAGGCGATATGGTATATTTTGGTCACGGCTTACAATGTCGACCAAATCTAAACCAGACCAATAACGAGGGATGGTATAACCAAACCCGAATCATGAGAACCCAAGGAACGACGACCGCCCCACAGGGTTCGAGCTATGGCTTTGGGTATCGCTTCCAAAACCTTCAAATGACAGCTACTTTTGGCAAAAGCTATTTAACATCTACGGAGCTTGGAATAAGCCAAGTCGATTGGAATGGGGCTATCTATAGAGACGATGTCGGTTATGATGACTTCGCCATGTTGGGAACAATTAGCCAAGTTAGCGACGGACTGAACACTAAGACGACGACGAGTAGCGAAACCATAAAATTAGGTGTCGCCTTCCAAGTCGCCCTTTCTAGTGACAACACGGTTATGGGTTGGGATTTTAATCTAAAGTGGCGAAAACTATTAAGTTCATGATATAAACAGTTATGGGGCTTCGGTCCCTAACATCCGAATGGGGTACGGTCGCACCGGTAACAGCAGAACAGCCCTTGAAACCTCAAACCACCATTCATTCATAGGAGCCAACCATGGCTATTTCTAACGGTATTACCAATACCTCTTTAGTGGGCGACCTTCGTTTAGCCCAAATGATCTCACAAGAAATTCGACTTCTTCTTCGTGATGTTAACAACCTCCGAAACACCCCTTACATCGACTTCGTCGGTTCCATCAACGGTGCGGGTTCTGATACCATTCGTGTTCGTAAAGCTGGACTAGACGGTCGAGATGTCTTCGCAGCTCTTGCTTCAGAAGATGACGCAGCTTCAAACACCGCATTAACTGACGGTTACGCGGATGTTGCTGTCGTTCGTGCGGCCCTTCGTTATCAGCTCACCGACTTAGCCGGCTTGACTGAGTTCCAAACACCAAATGGTATCGATGTCTTCCGAATCGCCCAATCCATGGCGGGTTCATATGAAGGTTACTTTGCAAGCCTTACAGCTGACACCATTGACGACTTCACCGCAACCGCTGGAACTTCAGGTGCGGTCTTCACTGTTGACGCAATGTTGGACGGTATCTTCACCCTTGAGAAGGCCGATTCTAACCGTGGCGTTCCTGGACCATTCGCAGCTATCCTTCACCCCAAGCAGCTGACAGAGCTCCAAGACGACCTTCGCAATGAGTCAAACAGCATTTTCGCTTATAGCCCAGCCACCTTGGAAGCTATCAGCGCAAAAGGCCCCGGCTATGTTGGCCGCTTCCTTAATGTTGACCTGTACAGCTCAAGCTATGTTAACACCGATGGTTCAAGCGACCTTAATGGAGCTATCTTCGGTGTCGGTGCGTTGGGTTATGCTACTGGTGTTCCAAGTGACATTCCAGGGGCGGCCGACTTCATGCAAATGGGCGACATCATTGTCGAGATGGAGCGTGACGCAGCTACTGCTTCTACCATCGTTATGGGCCATGCTTATCTTGGTATGGCTGTCCTTGAAGACGCACGAGGCTGTCAGCTTATCTCAGTAAGCTAACTTTATTAAAGAGACCCACTTTTTATGGGGTGGGGCTTGGGATATAGACTAAGAAGTGGGTCTCGGTCTTTCGTCCCTTGTTCTACCCCATTCTAACCTTCCATAGGAGACCCACAATTATGGACTATTCATCAATCGCCCAACCATGGGCCCAGCCAAGCGGCCAAACACCCCGACTACCAGTTCGGGCTAACTTCCCCATTTTCCTGAAACACCATGGGAAGGGATGGCGCTTTGAATACCTGACAAGCAAAGGAAAAGGAAAAGCTGCCGACAAGACAATCGGAGCTTGGCTTCCAAATATACAGCTCGAATACGAGCGTCCAGGGGTGAACGGTATACGAACCGATGGTCGAAACATTGACAGCACCCTTCGACATGCCAATCTCAACAAAGACGGCTATACCGTTATTCTTCCTCACCAAGCTGACTTCCTCCGAGTCTATCCAGCCCAGAACGGCAAATACTACACGACCAAGTTCTTCAAACTTGAGAACATAGCCGGCGAGCTTATCAAAACCTTGGATAAAGAGGCTTGGGCAGAATTCAGAATTCAACTGATACTTGACGGTGTTATTCGACAACCCCATCCAACCATCTTGGAGCGGATTCGAATTCAACGAGCCCGACACATCGACCGATATATCAGACAACAACACATTCCAGAGCTAGCCGCCAAAATGAAAGCCATCGAAGCAGAAGTGAAAGGGATGTCCGAAGCAACCAAACTTATCCAAGAGAAGGGGCGTGATTATTATGTCGAACTTCAAAAGTGATAGGGAGGCCATGGACCGAGCAGCTGCGAAAATGTTGGAAGCCCAACGAAAGGCGGGAAACACACAGGTCACGCACGAACAGGTCAAAAAGCGAATAATTGAAGCCGTCAACAGGAGACGATAATGTCGACAGATTCAACCCCTTACAGTTCAGATTCAAGAACGGTCGAGCTTTTACAAAGAGAAGCGACCAATACAACCGACATAACCATCCATCGAAATGGGGCTGTCGTGGGGTTGGATTCGGGCAGCTATACGCTCATTAAACCGGATGGGACCAAACTTGTCGACGCTGCAGCTGTGACGATTGTCGCTAATGTGGCGAGTTATACCCATTCAGCTGCTAGCCTACCCAACACCCTGACATTGGGCGAAGGGTATATCCAAGAATGGTCCCTAAACATAAGCGAACTGACATATGTGTTTCGACGAACCTGTTCTGTTGTTCGTCGTCGTCTTTATCCGGTTGTCTATGATGGCGACTTGACCAGCGTTTATTCGGACCTTGCAAGTCTACGCCCTTCCACCTTGTCGAGCTATCAGCCTTACATCGATGACGCTTGGTTCACCATCATTCGACGACTCAGAACCGAAGGTGGGGGGCTGGAATACCTTGTTATCAGTCCTGAAAGCATGTTTGAAGCCCATCGACATCTCACCCTCTATTTGATTTGGCGTGACTTCCACAGTTCACTTGGACAGTCGAATGGGCGATACTTGGACCTATCCCAAGAACACTACAAGTTATATCAGGATGAATGGAAACGAATCAACTTTATCTATGATTATGACCACGATGGAAAAACGGACGAGCCCGACATGAGAACGGCAAAGACCCCAGTCGTCTATCTTTCCAATCCCGGACGATTTGGTCGTTTCCGTTATAGGTCCACGAGGTACTGATGGCGTTATCTGTCTCACAACTTCGGGCAGCTGTAGCCACCCAAGTTCTAACGGTTTCAGGCTTCAGCGAGTCACGAATCCCACCTGACTACTTCGGACGAAATGAAAACAGTGTAGCCCATAAGAGGTTCGCTGTTCAGATGTCGACATCGAACGCCATGCCAGAACGACAACGAAGGTCTATTGGGGTTATGATGGAATCAATCGTTCGGGTCAAGTTCGCCTACCGTTTACGACCCAAAGACGCCTATCCAACGGACTACGACTTGGCCATGGACACCGAACAGGATGTCATTAACGCAATAATAGCGAGCTATGCTTCCGTTCGTCCAGAAGTCGAGATAAGATATGCACGAACCGTTCGTGACATAACGGATTCGACCGAATACATGTTATTCGACATTGAATTCACCGCTTACCACACTATTCCAACCTAGGAGAGAATAAAATGGCTTATTCAACCGTTCCAAAGGCCAAGAAAGACGGCCAAATCGTCTTTAATGACGGCACAACCCCAACACCTGCAAGTCTACAAGTCGCTTATGAAGAAGGGAACTTCACCTTCGACAAGCCAGTCCGAGACGAAGTCGTCGTTCGTGACCGTGGCGTGATAACTACAGTTCGACAAGGTGACGAACAGCCCATCACAGGTTCTTTCAACTTTTACATGAGAGAATTCACCGATACCGCCAATGCTGGTTCTATTCAGGACTTCATCAACAAAACCGGAAACTACGCTTCCAATGTATCTACTGGTTCAGGTGGTTCGGTTTATGTCGAACACCATGCAGTCGATATGGTTTATACCGTCGAAGGTACCGACTTCGGAGACGATGCCGACCATGTAGCGACCTTCTCAAAATGTGTTTGTGTTCTGTCCTTCGCTGAAGGTGACCCCAACGCATTCACCTTGAACTTCACCTGTTACGGTGGCGTGACCTTCACAGGCCCAACCTAATAACGATTCAATGGAGACCCACCCATGAATAAATTCAATCTGGGGTCTTTGGGGGAACATTCCCCCAAGGTCCCTTCGTCACTTGCTATTATTTTCGAGTTAGTCACGAGCTGGAGCGAACAACCCGACCGAACTAAACTTGGGTTTATTTGCGCAGCTGCAATTGCTCATTCAGTCGACCACCCAAAGAAGCCACGACACAAGACCGCCATGTCTATATTGGATTATGGGCGGGATTCAATCGAATGGCTGTTAGGGGCTGGGGTTCCAATCCCTGACATCTACAGCTATGGTTCTTTGGTTCTAGCCCTTTCAATGGAAAAGCTCCCGACACAAAAGGGGGTCGATGAGAAGGCCGATTTTTTGTCTCAACCCGAAGGGGACAACTTGAACACCTAGGGTTGACCATATCCCTTCGATGGGGGAAAGACCCGTTCTGGTTCGCAACCCTAGATAACGACAAACAAGAGCTTTTAATCGCTGAATATACGCTAGCCCACGAAACTTCGAAGCAGAAAGAACGACGAAAAGAACGCATAACCCAAGAGCGAATTAACAATCAATTGGCTATATTGAAGGAAAGGCGGGAACATGGCGAGCGCTAGACGATTCACAAGTATTAAAGGGAATGCACGGGTAACACTGGATGGTCCCTACAAAGAGATCTTCGAAGATACCCTTCGTCGTGCTTACCCTGACATCGTGAAAACACTTGAAGCCACGGTGACAAAAATCAAAGACGATGCCCAGAAAGAATGGCCAGTCCGTCGAAAGAACTCAAAACGCAGTGTCGACGCCTTCGAGATTCGGTTCGGATTGACCAACGATGGAATAACCGTATCACTAGAGAACGATGCACCCTACGCAGCGGGTATCCTTTCGGGTAAGGTCAAGCCGAGCTTGAACCAGACAGGACAGGAAACAACGGTTCCTCCGAACCATCTTGTCTGGTGGGCTTTATTATGGAAGCCAGCTAAGAACGCAACAAATATTGTCGTCAATGCCCTAGCGGACGAACTAATGGACGAGATTAAGAAGGCAAAATAATGGCTGATGTAAATAAGACAATCCAAATTAAAATTGAAGCCCAAACCAAGGCCCTAGAAGAAAAACTTCGTCGTATTCCTGGAATAACTGAAGAACAAGTTCAAAAGATGTCTGCGGAAATGCGAGAACATTTTCGAAAGACAGAAGAAGCCGCAGCTCGTTCATCGAAACGGATTGGGGCAAGTTTTAAGAAAGCTGGCCAAGCCATGGCGACATTGGGAGCGGGGGTTGCTGTCGCTGGGGCTGGGGTTATTGCGTTCGGACAACATCTAGCCGACCTATCGAACGAACTTGTCGACGCCTCCACCAAGACAGGTCTAACCGTTGAAAACTTAGGTGGACTTCGTCTAGCGGCTGAAGGGGCTGGGGTTGCTTTTCAACAACTAGAACCCGGCCTTATCAAACTGTCAGGAGCAATTGTTGACGCTTCCCAAGGTACGGGACCAGCTGCGGAAGCCTTTACACGCTTAGGTATCAGTGCAACGGATGCAGAAGGAAACTTGAGAAGTGCTGACGATGTCTTCAACGAGATAACGGCCACCCTTGCACAGGTTGAGAACCAAACCGAAAAGAACGCTTTAGCTATGGACATCTTTGGAAAGGCAGCAGGACCCGCCCTTCTACAGTCCGGAGCGCTTGACAATATGCAAGCCTTTAACCAATTAGCAAGTGAATTCGGAATAAATATGGCCGCTAATAGTGCTGAAATGGGGTTGTTTCAGCGAGCCATGGCCGAAATACAATTGGTCCTTCAAGGGGTTGGGGCTGAAATTCTAGCCAATGTCACTGGAACAGCTGAATTAAGCGATGGACTATTCAAAATATCCGATGGGATTGTGTTCTTTGGTTCAATCGCTGGGGATGTCATTAAAGCAGTTATAGCGAACTTTAGTTTAATGTCCCGTTCAGTCGAAGCCGTGTTGACATCCATATCAGGCTTGGGAATGGCGACAGTAAAAGTCTTTGAAGGGGACTTCGGAGCAGCTGCCCAACTTGCCCAAAATGCTATATCTGAGACCGGACAAGTCATCAAAGCCATGGGTGAAGATGTCGACGCTATTTTGAACCTTGGGGACGCATTTGATAAGGCAAGTGCGAAGGTGTCAGACCTTCAGAAACTACGAAAAGAAATAATAGAGCAATCAGCCAGCCAAGCCCAAGCCGACCAAAGAGCAGCACGAGCAGCCCAAGACCTAGCAAGCGCACAAGAGAACCTCAAGCCACCAAAACAAGACGACAGCGCAGCCAAGGAACAAGCGAAAGCCCTTGAAGAACTGTTGGCCATTCGTCAACAAGCCGTCGAAGCTCTGATGACTGAAGAAGAATTGGAACAAATGCAATTCGAACAACGGCTAGCACGAATCGAAGAACTTCGGGAAATAAGCGGGTCAGTCGAAGAAGCCGAGATGGCAGCTATAGCCGTTCGGGATGAAATGGAGGCCAAATCACACAAGAAGCGATTGGCCGAAATCGCAAAAGAGACCGCAGCCCGTCAAGCGTTCGTTAGTATTATGACCAGTTCAGCCACGGCAGCCGCCAACGCAATCGAAAGTGTATTGGTGGACACGGGCAAGATAACCCAAGAACAAGCCCTAAAGCTGCACTTCCTCAAACAAACCGCAGCTCTAACCGACATTGCAGTGAACACAGCTGTCGCCATAACCAAGGCCAACGCCACCTTGGGCCCAATCGCTGGGGGTATCGCCACAGGTGCGTTAGTGGCTTCGGGAGCAGCTCAAGCTGCCGCAGTTATTGCCCAACCCCCACCCACCTTCGACATGGGGGGCTTGATTGGGAACATGGACCCACTTCGTCCAGGGGAAACAATTATTCGAGCCCAAAGAGGGGAAGCCGTCTTGGATGAATCAACCGTGAATCGATTGGGCGGTGAACGAGGGGTCGCAGCCCTACAAAGAGGTGAAACAAGCGGTCCCCAAGTCGTCGTTATTTCCCCATTCAAACACTTAGACCGTTATAATAGAAGCGCACTTCGACGACAAAGTGTTCTCACACGACAATTTAAACCAATTGGAAGCGGAGCTTACTAATGGGAACCGATAGAACACCCAACAACATGAGGGGCTTCATTTCGCCCTTAAAGTTCACGACCGATTCGTTCTGGATGGACGAGACAACAGCCCAACAGAACACCCCAAGGGCTGGGGTCCCAAGGGCTTCCCAAAATTCCCCCATGGTTCTTCAGGCTTCAGGCCTTATGGCTGAAGGGGATGTCGTACAGGTGCGAACGGTTAGAGCTGGACATGTTGGACTTGGTGGACGCTCCCAACTACAATGGAGACCGTCGACAAGTGGGGATTGGTATGGCCGAGACGCCTATAACTTTAACACTTGGTGGGAACGGGTTGTCGGTTCGAACACAATAAAGTTCATTCCAAGGGACTGTCTTCAGGCTTCCGATGGTTCGGTCTATATCTCAACCGAAAAACAAGAAAGTGGGGTCTTCGATGTTATGGTCATCAAGCGGTCGACCGATGGAACCTACTCAACCCCAATCAGCCTATATTCGAGTGACGCAGCTATAGCCGAAGACTTCTTATTTTCGGGTCTTTGTGAACTTGAAGACGGGTCGATTCTTTGTGTTCATTGGACCATCGATGGAGACGACGAGCTAGCCCAAGTCAATGTCCACAGAACCGAAGATGGGGGGGCAACTTGGAATCAAGTATCGACTGAAGCTATCCCCTTCGACTTCGCAACACTATCGATAGCCAATAAAGGTTCATTCGGAGCGGGAACGGCTGGGGTCGACCTGTCGGACATTCGAGTTCGTTCGATTGGTGGACAAACTGTTCTAACGGCCCATATCATCAAACACAACACGAGCGTAACCACTTTTAACATGGGGGTCTTGCTTCAATACATTTCGACCAACCAAGGCTTGACCTTCGACCTTGTCGCTCAGAATGACACGGGCGGGTTCTTATCCCATGGTCTTCAGGTGGTGAACGGAACCTTCAATGTGACCTATATCGAGTTCCCAGCGAGTCCAAGGGTGTTGGTCTTGGCTACTATGGCGAGCGCCACCAGTCCCATTTCGTCTTCGGTCAAGTACGACATAAGCACGAACACGCTTTTCGAAGGCGGAGCCCCAGGGGCGGCTTGGGAAGGTGAATTGTCTGTTTGGATTGATACCGACGGAACCTATTATGCTATAGCTAGACAAATTCAAGGTTCTACCCAAGGAGAGGACACGACACAAGTTTTCCAGTCGATTGACGGTGGAAAGAATTGGTCGGGGATGGGCGTAGGTGGAAGTGTTTTTGTCAATCAACCAGCCGGACAAATAAACAATTTTTTACTAGCCCCAAACCTATATCTAACGAACTTTGTTGGGTGTTCCCAAGGTGGAGAAGGGCTTGTCTTTCACAATACAGCTGGAACCGCAGCTAGTATCTACAATGAAATATTGGGATGTCTTCAGATAGGCGGCTATTCAACGGTCACGGCCCCACCTTACCAACTGTTCGCAGATGATACCCGTCGAATGAGATGGGCGATTAACTGGTTTGGTGTTCAATTGCCTGGTTTGGTTGGTTGGACAGCTGTGGGGGCTGGAGGTCAAACCCTCCAAAATGGATATGTCAACATAACGACGACAGCCATAACCCAACGATACTACAGTCGAACAGGTCTTTCAGGTGACCTATTGACTGGGATGGTCGCACGAGTCCATATAAAGGTCACAACGGGGACCATTCTCAAGCCGATTTTACAGCTACAAATCAGTGACGGGGTTGGGGTCTCATATCGTGTCAGCGTTCGGGCAAGTGCAACCCAATTAGACCTATACGACGAAGTGGCCGGAGCCCAAATCAGCCCCGTTCGTTCGGTCGACATGACACAAGAGACGGACATTTTAATCGGTCTATCGGATTCGAATGTCTACGCTTGGTATCGTGAAGCTGCGACAGGTTTGGTTCGTGCTTGGTCTTTGATTGGGAATAGCGCAAGCCTAACAAGCGGGACTCAAACCACCCAATACATGTATTTCGGAGCTATGGGGTCGGGTTCAGTGCGTGATATTTCGCTTTATGAAGCCCATGTCAGTTATGACACCCACACAGGACGCCAATTGGCTTATGGTCAAACAGATAGGGAGCTGTGGTCAAGACCTTATCCGGGTCTTGGGTACAATGTGAAACTGAATGGGGATTTGTTCATCTCAACAAGGGACGGAGCCACCCAAGAAGTGGACACATGGGACATTGAACCACGGTTCGACTATCCGTTGGAAAACATTGTCTACTCAATCAGCCCAACGACCCGAACGACATGGAGAACACCCGCTTCCGTTGGGGCTATTCCATCGTCACGCATAGCCCTTTATGTCGACCCTTCGCAAGAAGTAACCGAGCTGGAAAACGACATGTTGGGGGTTTGTCTTGAGAACATCAACTTCCAAAACTTCACCATTCGACGACATAATGGAAGCGCTTGGATAACGATTGGAACCGTCGACAATAACGCCTATTCGGGAGCCTTTACACGAACAGGGGCAACCATTCAGAGCTCCGCCACAAGTGGAACCATTCAACATCCCTACTTCTTTTACAATGAATGTAAGGGTTGGAGGGTTAAGCTGGACGATGGAGCGGGCAATGTCAAGTTCAGAACCATAGCTTCGAACAGTGAAGGACCGTTCATTGTGACATCGTCGAAATATGCGGTCCTAACCTTGGAAGGGGTGGACGGCACAGAACCCACAAGTGGAACAGCAACAATTATTCCGAATAGCTGTTGTGTTCTGGTTTATACAGACAACCAGTCCACTTCGTGGCGTGATACCAAGGCAATTGGGATTGAAATTTCGTCTCAAGAGACCGTCGAAGATTACTTCCAAATCGGTCTAGTGACAGCTGGCCCAATGTTCATTCCTGGACGACAATATGGAAGGGGCCGAAGAATCACAGAATCCCAAGGGGTTGAGGACACCGAAACGCTAGACGGTACTGTCTTCAGTCGAAACACGGGCAACAATGGACGGTCTATCCAAATCAGCTGGTCGGATGGAATCGATATTTCGGACCTGTACAGCGCCAACACCGAGCCCGACTATTGGAAAGGGTCGAACCGTGGGGACGCCTTGGCCAATGTTGGAGACGCTCCCAGTTCACTACAAGGGTTCTATCGATACCTAGAAGGCGGGGTTCACCAAACTGTCTATGTCCCTTCGTTTACAGGTTCCATCGATGGAGACAACCAAGTCCAAGTCCTGAACCGAAGGGGCGACCACATGACTTGTCGATTTGTCGACCCAGTTCAGATAACCAACATTGTTGGGGATGAACTTCAAGGTCTTGGGGCTGGGGAAGTGTTTCGAATCGCAACTATTCAGCTGGACGAAATCAAATGACAACATTTCGAAGGGTCTTAGACGAGAACGACTACAAAGGAGCCGATTTGGTTTGGCTTCTAGTCGTGGATTGGGGTGGAGCTCTATATCGGTTCTCAAACATCCCAATCGAAATCCAATATGACAATGGCGACTATCAGTTCCAAGGGCAGCTTGAACAACTAGACTACACAGAACAGTCCGATTTATTCCAAATATCGGTTGAGTCGAACAGCGTATCCCTAGCGGTGGTCTTTCCTCATGATATGGTCGCAGAGTTCCGAAATGGGCGTATTTTGGACGGTGCACGGGCCGAGCTTAGTTATGTCATGGTCCGAAATGGACAACCCCTTCAGACATGGGAAGAAAGGATTCTATTATTCGAAGGTGAGATAAGCCAGCCCATCATCGGAGACCCCGAAGAACCGTTGGGTTTTGCGGCTTTCAGTGTCGAACAACAGCCCTATGACATGTCAGGCTATATATTGGACCAAGACAATCTCATAAACATTTCGAAGTTCCCAAATGTCCCCAATGACTTGGGCCCTGGAAAGGCTTACCCTTTCGTCTTTGGGAATCCGTCCAACAGTATCAGAGCTGACGGAACCAATGTACCCAACCTCTATTCGACACCCGCTTATCCCATCGATTCAGAACATGGAGGTGGGGGTGGAGAAATCAACCACGATAAAATCATGATAGCCGGTCACAAGGTGGACGCAGCTACAGTTATGATTCGGGATGGGGACTATCGAATCACGACCCAACCCGTTCAAGAAGCCAAGGACGCCAATGGGGTTCTATATTCCTTCGTGGATGTCCATGGTTCACCAGTCTATGAAGCGGACGACTCAGGACATTCGAACAAGAGCTACTTTACTAGGTGGTACAACCCAGCGGGAGCGGGGACATATTCAGGTGGGCACCTAAACCCCTTCGGAGAAGGTATTTTGGAAGGCGGTGGGGACCTTGTCATGTTCGCCCTATCCAAGACGAAAATGTCTGTCGATTGGGAAGCATGGGGAAGCGTCCAACAGTTACTCAACACCTATCGGTTCGCTGGATATGTTAACGAACCACGGGTCACGGCTTGGGACTGGCTTAACCAAAACATTCTCCCGCTTATGCCCTTGTCCGTTGTTTCGGGTCCCTATGGCTTGAGACCTGTTGTCTATCTTCAGTACTTCCAGGGGCAACGAATCGCATTTACCACCCACATTCTGGAGGGTAGCGACTTCCAGAGAATAAGCGCACTTGAAGCGGCTGTCGGGCTGGATGAAATATACAATGTCATCGAGCTACGATACGCCAAAGACGGAACAAGCGGTTCTTTCATGTCCTATTATTCGATTGGGGCCGACTTGGAATACATACCCGAGACCATGGACTTCGATGGTTATGCGACCCTATCCCAACAGCGTTATGGGGTCCGTCGAAATGTCATTGAAACGAGCTATGTTTATGATACCGGGACAGCTGGACGGATAGCCCGATACCTACTTCGGGCGAACTGTCTAGTCAAAAGACGATTGACCTATAGAGCTGCGGCTAAATATGGTTATCTCATGATTGGGGATGTTATAGGGCTGACAAGTTCGTCTTTGTATCTCACCGAACAGATAGCCACAATCACTTCCAAGAAGTGGGACGGGTCGTCTTGGTTGTATGATATACTTATCGAAGACAACCCATATACAACACCAAGGGGGACATGATGTTGGTAGTATTGGACAGACAGCACAGTGGGCAAATAAACCGCCTAAATTCAATCGGAGCAATAGCCGATGTCGATGGGGATGGAGAAGAATCAATCCACGAAGCAGAAGCGTTTTGGACGGGCTATTTGTCCCTAGCGCTTGAACTGGAACTTCGACAAGAAGGAATCCATGTTATCCCCATTTCGGACGGTTCATATCCAGAACGACACGCACGGGTTAACGAATATGCAGCTCGTTATACGGGTCCTGTTGTTTACATTGCGCTACACTTGAACGCTGGGGGCGGTGATTATGGGGCGATGTTCTACGACCATCGGAGCGCAGCTGGAGCGGACCTAGCCGACAACATAGCCGAAGCCATGGAGAAGAACTTGTCCGAGATTCGGGTGGTTAAGAAGATACCGGCTAGCCCTTCGGATTGGACCAAGAATGCATATTATACTATTAAGGGCGTGAACCGACCCGTGGCGATATGCTCCGAACCTCTATTCATTGATTGTGACGCCCACAAGCAGTTATTGACCATCGATGGGATTCATCGACTTGGGGCGGCCATGGCGCAAGGTATCAAGACATGGGGGGCTATCTAATGGAACACGAAAGCCTATTAATGATGTTAACGGGACCCCTTTCGGGTCTAGCCCTAGCGGTCACGATGTTATTTGGGATTGGTCGAATGGTCTCAAAGTATGTTCCCCAATTGGTGGACAAACACATTCGACAAATTGACGAACAAATCGAAGCCAGCCGGAAAATTACCGAACGCCTGGACGCAATGAACGAGAGAATGAACGAACAGCACATTCAGACAAGCGAGATTATTCGAAATACTGCTTCCGGTCTTCATAAGCGGCTTAACCCCATGGAGAACGACTTGAAAGAGGTTCGAACATTCCTCAAACTAGATACCCAGTTCAAAGAGACCCACACAACAAACCACTAATCCTATTCGATGGAGAATAACATGGCCTTTAATAACGAAGCCCCTTTTCAGGTGCGTAAACACATCGCCCTTTTGAATGGCGTAAATGTTGAGACAATCGCAAATGACAAAACCCTTGTTCTGAGTGACTCAACCTATCAAGTTCTAAACGGTGGAGCAGCTGACAGAACAATCACCCTTCCAGCTGAAACCGACGGTATCCATTTTTGGGTTAAGAATTCAGGTGCAACAAACAATCTAGTCGTGAAAAACGATGCAGCTGCAACAATTGCCACAGTCGCAGTCGGTGAAGGTGCGTTGGTTGTTTGTAATGGATCAGCTTGGTCTTTAATTATCAAAGCATAGACCAAAAAGTGAAAAGGCTTGGGGAACTTCCCCAAGCCAAACCATTAACCAAAAAGGAAAACGGGCGAATTGCCCAATGTCCTATATCGTGTTTTTTTCGATTTGTCTCAATCTCATTTGCCAAGACATTTCAGTCTCACGAAACCCTAGCAACTTGACGAAGACGAATTCCCGATGGTTCGTTGTCCAGTGTGCATAATGGGCCAAGGTGTCAACAATGTTTCGAATCGACTGTTTATTGGGAATAGACCGTCGACTAAGCCAATTGTGAACCACTTTTCGGTCGTAGCCTGAAAGGCTGGCGAATGTCGTTACATCGAGATTGTATTGTTCAAGCCATAAGCGCAACATGTGACCAATCATCATTCCCCCACATGTAGTTCGCCCTTTTCGAGCTTGAGAACAAAATTTCGTCGTCGTTCAGTTCCCCATGTCGAAGGCTTACCCCAACCCTTCGCCACAGTCCAATCACGAACCGCAGCATAACCGCCAAACTTGCCCATAGCCGCACAGAACCATTTTTGGTCTTTGGTCCAAAGTTCATCGTGGGGTGTTTCGTCTTTTGGTGGTTCGGGATTGGGAAGCGGTGCAGCTGGAGCGACTGAAGGGGGCTTGGTTTGATAGGTGATGGGGAGCGCCCATTGTGGAAGTTCTGGAGGGGTGGCGTAACCTGTCGAACCTTTGGACGAGACATAGATTTGGCCCTTGGACTGAATAGGAACCCAAACAAGGGGTAGCCGATACAAATAGCGCCCTATTCCCCACTTGACCGCAGCACGCTTGAACGAATCAGAATAAGCGCCCTTTATGGACTCTATTTGGGTTGGTTCAGCCCCGTCTATCTTAGTTACCCATGTCCCATCGTTCATTCGAATAGACAAGCGACATTCGAAGCCGTCTCCCAATGGGGTCTTGTGGTATTCGTCTTTCCAGTTTTCAGGACCGACAACAGCGTCCAATCGGTCCATGACAGCCCGAGAAGTGATATAGGTTAGAAGGGTGCACATCTTGCCAGATTTGGCGACATTGCCCACCCGCCATTCGAGGTCTTCAGGTGGGAAGGGCTTACATAAATTTGCTAGTGGTAGTCGTGACATTTACTTGTCCCCTTTAAGGTCTAAGGTTGAGAAGGCCCATAGCATGACCATGGGGGCCGCTACAGCAATACAAGCGACAATCAAGCCGCTATAATGAACGATTTGTTCCTGGTTGTTTAGAAGAAAGTTATACATTTCATTTCCTATGTTGGTTATGGACAACATGTCCATGAAAAGAGCTTACTGTGTTTTTTTTGTGTTGTCAACAGATAACAAATAAAGTATAGAAATCACATCCATTAACCAAGGAGAATAAAATGGATTTTAAAGAATGGCTTCGGGAGACCATGAACAAACATGGTTTGTCCGATTTGGAGGTCCAGAACAGGACCAAAATAGATAGGAGCCTGATTTGGCACTATAAACAGGGAAGCAAAAGACCTTCATTTCAGAATGTTGGTTTATTGGCTGATTTGTTCGCAAAAGTGGAAGGGGAAGCCGAAAAGATGGACCATCGACAAGTCTATTTCCTACGCTTAGAGCTCATCTATAAAATGTACCAACTTTTGGAGGTGGAAAAATGAAGGAACTTTGGCCACCCTCATTTATTGGTTGTTTTCAGGTCTTGGGCGAGCCGGTCGCCATGGGCCGTCCACGGTTCACCCGAAACGGTCGGGTCTATACCCCAAAGAAGACCGAAGAAGCGGTGAATCATATCGCCAGTGTAGCGGCTGAAATGATACCCTATCGTGAATGTGAAGACATGTTCGACATATCCATCCAATTTCACTTCAAGAGACCCAAAAGAATGAAGAAGGGCGCAGCTGTACGAAAGGCCACAAAACCCGACATAGATAACTTAGTAAAGACCGTGTTGGATGGTCTCAATCGTTCAGGTGTTTGGGTTGACGACAATCAAGTCGTGGCGCTTCGGGCTTCGAAATATTACTGTGGAACCGACGAAGAACCACGGACACAAATTTTCATTTATTCGGTGCGACATGACACGCTCCCATTCTAAGCCCGTTATCGACTGGGGGGCTTGGGACCTAGGCGTGACCCTGTTCGACAATCGCTTCCAACGGGTTGGGCTATCCTTGACATTGAATCACCAACACCCGCTTGACTGGGTGTTAAATGTTGGTTGGACGAAGCGCAAGTGGGAAGGAAAGGACAAGGAAATGTTGTGGTCCCCAGCTGTCTACGAACCTCAAGCGACCCGAAAGAAGGCGAATGTCGTTAAGGTCAGCTGCATGGTCTACGATGTCGATGACGGGACACCCTTCGAAATGCACGCTTTATTTTCGGACTTCTACTATTACGCCCACACGACAGCTTCTTCGACACCTGAGACGCCCAAGTGGCGCTTGGTGCTTCCGTTGAAAAAATCCGTCCCTGGAACGGAATGGGGAAGGGCTTGGGAAGCGGGTCGACGGCTATTTAAAGACAGAACTGGTTCGGACATCGATGGAGCGTGCAAAGACCCGTCGAGAATGTACTATGTAGCCCCACCCAAAGACATGTGTCAGGTGGCAACCTCAAGTCGAAAAGCTTTTACGAGCTATGACGAAGGGGTCTTCTTGGACTTGGATTGGAAATCAATTGAAAAGCCCAAGCCACGAAACAAGGTTGTCTCCCTCACCCAACGCAAGGCGAAAACAGCGAAGTCAAGCGAACGAAAGATAATGGAAGCCCTTAGAAGTGAACCCGACAGTCGGAAGGTAGCAGCTGAACGACTTGGGGCACAGATAACAGGGGATGGGATAGCTCGTTATATTGAGTGTCCCCAATGTCAAAAGAAAGATGTGTGGTTCTGTATTGACCCGTCACAGAAGCACACGGCACAATGCAATCACCGAAATTCGTGTGGTTGGTACGGGTCGGTATATGATTTATTAAAGGAGCTATAAAAATGGATATTAACGAAATGGGACAACTACTCAACATTGAAACAACAGACCAACCCGAACCGGATGTCATGGACATGTTGGAGCGGAGCCAAGACCGAACAGTCGAAGGGGTTTTGATTCGTGGGGCTGTCAAAAGTCACGCCCTTAACGGTTCGATTATTATTGAAAACGACAGTCGTATGGAAGACCGATTCACATATAACGAATTCAACGACCAAATTTATGTTCTGGAACGACGGTTCGAAGACGAAGACATAACCGAGACCCAATTGTGGTTACATCGTGTTTATGGGGTTCGGATTGGAAAGGATGTTGTCTTCGACTTGATTGTGAGACAAGCCAAGTTCAAGCGCTACCACCCTCTACAGGAATATCTTTTGGGCTTAAAATGGGACGGTGTTTGTCGTCTTGAAACACTGCTTCAGACCTATTGGGGCGTTGAAGACACAGAGCTTTTAAGGGAAATTGGACTTCGTTGGGCTATTTCATGTGTAGCCCGTGCAATCATGCCAGGGTCAAAGGTCGACACCGTTTTAATTTTATGTGGTCCCCAAGGGGCTTATAAGTCAACAAGCCTTCGGGTATTGGCTGGGGATGGGTGGTTTTCAGATAGTCACTTGGACATATCACGCAAAGAAAGCTACGAGCTCATTCACTCAAGCGGGGTTTGGATTTGGGAAATGGCTGAAAACTACGCCCTTAATAAGTCCGATGTCAACAATGCGAAAATGTTCCTTAGTGCACAGTCGGACCGCTTCCGCCCTTCCTATGGACGAACCCCAATAACGAGGGAACGGTCCGTGGTCTTCGTCTCAACAACCAACGAACCCTCATTCCTAACCGATGGAAGCGGGAATCGCCGATACTGGCCGGTGAACATTGGGGAAGTGGACTTGGTAGGGCTAGAACGAGACCGTGACATGATATGGGCCGAGGCTATGCAGCTGCTACGAGATAACGAATCATGGTGGTTAAATGAATCGTTCGAAATGGACTTGTTCGAATACCAACAAGACTTCGTTGTCGAAGACCCGTGGGAAACAGCGATTAATAAATGTGCTGACATGTATCCAGAAGGCTTCATTAATGCTGATGTTTTAGCCCAACTTGGTCTCAACACAAGCCGAGCAGAAAGAGCAGAAAACCGACGAATCAATAATATATGTAAATCGATGGGGCTCATTCAACATCGATTCACGACAACCCTTTCACGACATCCACATCTATATCGACCAAGGGGCTGGAAATGCTAGTATTTATCGACATCGAAACAAGCGCTTTATTCGCTGGACACCATCGAGATTCTAACGGCTTCCTTTATTATGGGGAGCTGTTGGAAGTGGCCGTTATTCGTGAGGATGGGAAGGAATATGTCTGGCGAATGGAGCCCGAAAAGCCGAGCCTACACGACCCCAAGTCGATGTCCATTAACGGATACAACAATCGAAAACACAACTATCTAACTGAACCATGGCGTAACCACATTAAACAAATCCATGATGTCCTTTGTGTTCCTGGAACGCTTTATGTTGGACACAATGTCCAATTCGATGTCCATTGGCTGAACTTTTGGTTCGACAAAGCAGACCTCCCACCCATCCCAGTTCGATGTCTGGACACGATGACACTAGCCCATGAACATCTCACGCCATGCGGTCTTCAAGGTTTGTCGTTCGACAAGATACGAAAGTTCCTTGGGTGGGAGCTGAGAGAATGTCACGATGCCTTAAACGATTGTCGAGATGTCAAGCGGCTATTCCAAACACTGAGACGAGCTACACTATTCGATAGACTGATATGGAGGTTTACAGGGTTATGTATTTCCAAGTGGTTATAAAGGACCTCATGAAACGAAAGCGAATGACGATTGATGAATTTGCGGAAGCACTTCACCTATCAGCTGGAGCGGTCTTGGGTTGGTTGACTGGGTATGAACTACCAACAGACAAAGAACTGTTGGTCTTGTCTTTGTGCTTCGGAAAGAACCAAGAGGAATGGAAGCGAGCGTTCGAACTATTGCAACGGATTCGGGATGTTGACAGTCGAAGACATTTGAATTAATGGACATTCGAGTTCTGTATGACTCATTTTCGTTTATCTCAAAAAAATATTGAACCTCATGTCAACTTTGCCCCTGACATGGGGTTCTCTTTTATGTTATAGAATCCAGCCGAAAAAGTATTTCGGTGTTGTGAGAGATGAAGCAGGCGACCCATTCGTGGGTCGTCTTTATTTTTGCCTTGGAAAAAAGTTATCCACAGGTTTATCCACAGGTTTATCCATAAGCAAAACAGCCCGATACAATCGATACTCTTTCAAGTTATCCACAGGTTTATCCACAGGTTTATCCACAGGTTTATCCACAGGTTTATCCACAAGTTATCCACAGGACAAAACCCAATTTGTTGAACCAATCTGTCCACTTCGTCCATTCCCGTCCAATAGAAGTGGACGGGATTATGCTATATTGAAAGCCTATTATGAACAATCCGTCCATTAGTCCACTTAATTCCTATAAGAGGGGTTTTATAGAAATATATAAAAGTACTACAAAAGGGCATTTTATACGGACTTTTGGACAGAACTTTGAAAGTGGGCTTTGTTCAAAGGTTATTCCCGTCCACTTATTCAGGACAGAAGTGGACAGAAGTGGACAGGCTACTTCTTTCGGTCTATCTCTCTTAGGGTAGCGTCCACCCATATCCGTCCAGCCGAGCCACCCCAAAGAGCCCAAGCGATAGCAGCTTTACTATTGGACTTCATTCGGGCTTTGGCTTCCAAGGGGCTATCCCCATGGCGAGCGAACCAAGCAGACATTAACCGAAGCTGTTCTTCATCGACTTGGTCGTTCAAGATTCGACGGGCTGTTCTCATTCCAGTCCCTTCGACTTTTTTCCCGTCCACTTCTTTGTAGGCGGCACGCTGGGACAAGGGACGGTCTAGGTTTACATTGATAGCACGCTGAACAAGCTGTTTGACATGGCTTGGGGCTTTAAACACAGGCATTTGAGCTCCTTTTAAGTTACAATACAAATATATCCGATAAGGGGACCATATGGCGAAAAGAGCACGAATCACCAGAACGAACGCTGAAAACATAGCAATACGAGCGCAAGTGAACGCATATATGGCCCAAGGGCTTCCGATGGACCAAGCCCAAGCAGCTGCATTCAAGATGTTTAGCCAGGGGGA